AGTAGCTCTTTTGATTCTCTTAGTTTGTCTTTAATCTCCAGATCATCGAGATACTCTGTAAAAGTTGCGCGTTGGGCTTGTTTTACTGAGGTAACTTTTAGCTGCATTTCGCCTTTAGTTAATTTATTTTTATTTGCATTAATATCAGCTAATCGTTCCCTAATTCCCAGTTCCCGTTCTTTAAACGCGTTTTGTATTATATCTTGTTTGGCTGCAGCCTCTCGCTGTATCCGCCTTGCATTAGCCGCTGTTAATTTATTACGTTCTATATCAATCGAAGAACCCAGAGAAGTTTTATACCCTTCTAAGTATGCATCTTGCTGAGTTTTCCCTAAACCTAAAATACCTTTATACTCAGGTACATCTATATCCTTAGTCGAAGATATTAATTTACCAAGTACGTCAGAATGATGATTTGTTACATTATTTATAAAACCCGGAACAGCATCAGGTTTAAGAACACTGCCGGCTCCTGGTACAGCATCAGCAAATTTTATGAACCCTCCAAATGCAGTTTTATCCGCACCTTGGCCTAAAGCTTTAGCAGAGGCTTGTATCGCTTGAGGGTTTAATATAGCAGGTTGTGCCGTAGCTAACGCGTCTACACCTTTTGCAGCTGCTGCTCTAGCTCCGGCTTCGCGAGCCTGTTCAGCTAACAGATTACTCATAGAGCTATACGCACTTACAGCTGTGGACGCATAACCCAACCCTGTGCCCAGACCTTTAAACAAAGACGCCGTGCCAGAACTCTCATACGGATCTATATCAGGCATCTTTTGGTATATAGGTTGCATTTGCTGACGACCTGCAAGCCCAAACCATATATTAGCAGCACCCGCAGCGCCTTCTGCTTTTTGGCGTTTTGCGGATGCTTCTTGCTGCATACGCATAACTTTTTTAGAGTATGATTCTTGGTTTTTACCTTCTAGGTAATTTCCAACACCTGAAGCAACCATGCTACCGCCCTGCAAAGCAAACGGTAGCCAAACTGGAATCGCCATAAGTCTATTCCTTCACAATGTGAATTAATGGGCTTGGTATGTTTTGCTTATTACTCACGAGCTGCTAATATTCCTTGAGGATCTGCGCCGCCTTCGATAGCATAAATTTCATCCTCAGTAAATCCTCGGCTCGTTAGTGCGTCAACTTGAGATTTAGTCAAATACTGCCGAATTTCCCCTTTGCCGCCTCTAAGTAAATAATCAACAACAGCTTGCTCTTGAGGACTTGCTTCGTAATTAGAATCTGCTAATCTTGCAGCATCCATAGCCCTCCCAGCTGCCAAACCTTCAAATTGTTTTTGTAATTCATCTTGTTCATCACGTCTACGTATATCAGCTGCAAAATCACCACGCTGAGTGTCATACCTCTCAGCCTCTAGTGTAGTAGCAGCCTCATAACGGCTTGTTTCTTCTGCTGCTAACCTACCCTGGAGAGTTGCACCAGTTTGAGAATACGGATCCGATGTTCCATACAATTCTTCACGAGCTAAAAGTCGCGCTTGAGAGGCTTGATTTGAGGCTTCTCGGCGATCTAATGCACGCTCTCCACTTTCAAAATCACGCCCTGCCTCGGCTTCGCGAGAAGTTAAGGCGCGTGCTGCTTTACCTTCTCTAACAGCAGCTGTATCTTCTCGCATACCTCCAGGATAAAGTTCTGAATACCCTCGTAATTCATCTCTAGCTAAATCAGTACGCCTAGTATCCTGCGCTAGTTGGCCTCGACCCAATTCACCGCGAAGTGCTAGGTCTTCCCTTTGCGTAGCTGTTCTAGCACGTTCTGCTCGTGCACCTTCAGTTTGTTCCCTTCTGCCTGACGCATCTTCCGTATACCCTCTCAACTCAGCTTCTGATAAATCTGTACGTCTAGAGTCTTGCGCTAATTGACCTCGCCCTAGTTCTCGTCTAAGAGACATATCTTGAGCAGCTTGCGTAGCCGCTAATGTAGCGCCTCCTTGCCTTCGTACATCGCCTGTACCATACAATGCTTCTCTATCTAAACTTCGTTGGTCACGGGCTAAACCTTCACGCGATAGTAATTCAGCACCTGCTAATTCTCCACGTTGAGCAAGTTCGCGTTCTTGTATACCACGTTGAGCTTGTGACTCTCTGGCTCCTAGAGTTTGTTGACGTCTGCCCGAAGCATCTTCGCTATAGCCATATAATTCTTCTCTAGCTAAACCCCTCTGTAGATCTGCTTGTTCTCCACGCTGAGCTAATTCTTCTCTCGATAAACCTCGTGCTAATTCAGACTCGCCTCTAGTCAATCCTCTGTCTAAAGCAGCCTGCTCTGCAGCAAATGTCCTACCTTCACCTGCTTCTTGAGCAGCTAAAGTCTGTCGACCTCTTATAGAATTTCCACCTGTAATAGCAGCAACTTCATCCTGAGAAGGCTCACGACCTAAACGCTGTTGTAATGCCTGACGAACAGCAGCATTACGCCCTGCTCCCATTTCTAGTGCAGGATCAAGCTCTAAGTTATCAAGCGTTATTTCTTCTGCTCCACCATATAACTCTTGTTCTGCAAGAGCCATACGCTGACGTTCCTGAGCAACTTGATCTCTACGCGTTTGCTCTGCAACACCAACTCTACGTCCTTCAAAACCTTCACGAATTAAAGCCGAACGTTCTATCTCTGCCTGTTGAGCTAGAGCAATTTCACGTTGAGATGCTCCAGATGTTTCCATTTCGTCTAATCTACGAATTTCAGCAGCTATATCAGCAGCTTGACCGCTAGATGCTAAGGTTTTAGCTCCCATAGCACGTTCGTAATCTGTAGTAACTCCACCATATAACTCTTCTCTAGCTAAACTTCGCTGAAGTGCTGCTTGTGAAGTTTCTTGACCAAACTGAGCTTGTTGGAGATCTGCTCTAGCCTGACGTTCAGCAGCGCCTTCGGTTTTAGCTAATGTACCTACACGGCCCATTTGCCTGTCATACTCAGTGGTATATCCGCCGTATAATTCCTCACGTGCTAGATCTCTTTGTAAACCGGCCTCTGTAGTACGAGCGTCACGATCTAGCTTAGCCTGGGATTCTGTTAGACGTCTTTGGGCTCCAGCTTCACGTGCTGCTAAGGTCTGTACTCTACGCCCGTCAATTTCTTCAAAACCTCGTAACTCAGCACGCGCTAAATCTCTGTTTAAACCTGCTTGATCTTCTGTAGCAGTACGATCTAAAGCAGCTTCGTCTTTTTGCTGCTGTAAGGCATCACGCGCTAAGGTATCTTGATTGTCAACCGTACCAAGAGCTTCTTGTGCAGCTAAGGTTCGTTCTTGGTCTATCTTACCTAACAACTCACCCCGGCGAAGTGCAAGCTCCTGACCTTGTAACGTAGTCGTAGCTTCTGGACTTCCATACAACTGTTGAGCCGCTAGAGTTCTATCATCACCAAGTGCCCCCGTAAGCCCTGCACGTTGAAACGCTTCTTGTTGTAAACGCTGGCTACGAGCTTCAGTTTGCCTTGTTGTATCATCGCCTCCAAGATCAGTGCCAAATGTCTGAGCTAATCCCGTACGATATGCTAAATCTTGACGCTGCTGATCTAAAGTCCTTTGCCCATCGTAAAGCCCAGTTAACGCTCCACGTTGCATACCTTCTTGAGCTAGTGCAGACCTCTCAGATTCACGCTGTTGATCACGTCTTAGAGCATCCTGAGACATAAACTCCCTAGTACCTAAATCCCTAGAGAACTGTCCCATACGTTCAGCTTCAGTCTGCTGCCTACCTGCTAATCCAAACTGTTGATCCGTACCATACAAACCAAGCCCTTGTTGTATAGCTTGCCCTACACCAGCTTCACGTTGAGCTTCAAACTGAGCGTCTAGGGATTGCTGACCTCTAAGTACACCAGACTCAAATTCCCCAAATTGCGAAGCCGTAGCTCCACCCCCACGTAATACACCGAGCCTATTCAAACGCTCAGATAAATCCTTACGAGATTTCTCTGCCTGATCCTGGTAACTTCCCATAGCAGCTTGGCGGCGTTTCTCATACGGATCTGCCGTTAGTCTGCTAGATATAGCACTCTGTAACTGTCCTCCAAAACTTCCTGTAGCCATTAGTGTACTCCTAGCTTACGTACAGTTTCTGGTCCGATGGGTTTATACATTAACATCGAGCGGCGTACTGTAATAGGTTGATCTAGTGTGCTATTTTCATATCTTATCTGACTCACAGGACTATACCCATGTAAATCAGTATCATTTACAAATGCTGTAGTTGCCGATCTAATACTCGAAGATCCTATAGTAAATTCTGTTACCAAGGCATCCGTAGGATCTCCAACCTGAAACGTATCACCTTTTGTAACAATTCCTGGACCTGTTTGATACACCGATGTATCATATGCTACGTCAGCAGCGTTGAACTCATGTCTGGCATATAACCATCTAACTCTTGTAGCCACGGACACAGGAGGCGTAGCAGCAGTAGTAGCTTTAACTGTAAAGGCCAACGAAGAGTCATTAGTCCCTGTGTTATGTTTAAACAACAACCCATCAGCATTTCCTCCTAAATGTGGTAAGTCATTAAAATACGCACCACAAATACGAGTGTTTGCCGTGTACACACCTACCCATTGACGTAGTTTGTAATTCCATACTATAGCGACATTCATATACTGTTGATTAGTGCCATACGGCAGCCAGAACCATACTTGGTCGTCTGAAGTCACTAGATGCGCAAAACTATAGCTTAATCTGTCTTTATTAATATTTTCCCAAAACTCTGATCCATCAAAATTACCCGATACTTTTTGAGGCGGTTCAGATCCTCCCCATTCGTATATACCATCACGCCGCATGAATAACTGATTGCCAAATTCATCAGTGACTAAGCTACGCCTAGATATTGTCCCTCGGTCAGCGCGTCTTTGTATACTATATGGTATGTCAGCATTACCCGTGGGAAACAAACCCCAAATGCCATCCTCATTATGGAGACCTAGGAAGCTCTTAATGGGTGCCACACCTGTGATTTGACCATCTGTGATATAATAATCATTAGCCCCAAATGATGTTATATCTGTGGTTGAAGAGTAATGAGCTAACCGCTCACCTTGGTTGGTGCTGACATACCAAAGTCTATTATCCCAAAATATAGTCGAATCCGCAGAAGTAACACCACTAGATCCCATACCAGCGGCTGCTATATTACCCCCAGCAGCAGGCCACTTAATAGGTGCATCATTGCCTATACCATTGACTCCTATTAATGTCCCACCTGCATTAGTAGTAACCCAATACTTATCTATGTGTGCTGTAATAGTAATCGAGGCTGTACGATCTGTCCAGGTGCCATCTACATCCTCATAGAGCTTAGTTC